TGGAGGCTATAACTCCTGCAGATGATATATTAGCAGGCGTTCCTTACAAACTTAACCCTAAAAGCAAATATACATTTGCACACCCTATAACCGGGGATGTAAAGACATCTACAATAACTAGAATAGGACCTACTGACGATCTTGCTAATAGAGCATGGGAACGAGGTCGTAAAAAAAGAGCTAAAGGATCCTTATGGCCTGCGTCTAGAATGGAGGGTTTAGATAAAAACAGAAAAACTGAAGTTCGATGGGCGGGTAAATATGGGGAAAGAAATCCTGCAAATAGTAAATATGGTCTGACTATTGATGAGTATAGTAAGCTAAGTCTAGTACAAAAACATGAGTTAAGCAGACGATTGGATTTAGCAAAGGCTGGAGGGGCTAAAGTTTCTAAGGAAGCAACGGGTTATAAAATACCTCCTGAATTAACGCAAACTGGAATGACTAAAGCAGAATATAAATCTTTTACTGATAAAAGAACTAGAGGGATGTTGTCACCTGCAGAACGTGAAACATTACAGGGAGGTCAGGAAAGGATGTTAGGTATAACTTCTTCCGGTGTTTCTAGAGGGCGTTATCCCGGTGGTAAAATAAAGGGGTCAATAGTTGAATCAGAAATTAAATTAGCTGATGGTACTCGCATGTTGGAAAGTGATTTATATAATCTTGCGCCTATGAAAAGATTAGGCTTGCTTAATAAAAGCTTTGCTCCCGCAGCACCAAAAGGACAAGTGTTTAAAAATCTAACCAAACAACAAAAAAGACTAGATGAAACTAAAAGCCCTAAAGAATGGTGGGATACTGGCGCACCTGACAAACCTATGGATTTTACAAAAAGTTATAGAGGCGAAACTAAAGGTCAGGCGACGAGAAAAATGAAAAGGGGGGTGTTAAACTTTATGAAAAAGGCTCTTAAATTAGATGGGAAAGAATATGCAAAACTTAAGCCAACTGAAAGAAATGCGCTTTACACTTTTGTCAGAGAGTTTCCTGGAGGACCAAAAAAAGCCGCAGAAGCGATTATAAGAGGCGCATCAAAAGAAGGAGAAGTAGAAGTTGGGCATCTACTAAATATGCTTAGGGAATCAGGATTTTTACGGGCTACTCCAAATCTTATAGCCCCATTTAAGAAAGGCGGCCCTGTAGATGAGAATTGGATACAAAAAGTTAGGTCTCGTATACAGAAAAAGGGCACTGAAGGGGTATGTACAGATGAAAAATATGGGAGTTCCTCTTGTCCTCCAGGGTCTAAAAGGTATAACCTAGCTAAAACTTTTAAAAGTATGAACAGAAAGAGGGCATAAGATGGCTACTTCAGGAACAACTGATTTTAATTTAGACTTAAATTTGCTCGTAGAAGAAGCATTTGAGCGTTGTGGTGGAGAATTACGTACTGGTTATGATTTAAAAACTGCTACTCGTAGTCTTAATCTGCTTACTATTGAATGGGCTAACAGGGGTGTTAATTTATGGACTATAGAAGAAGATACAGTTACTTTAACTAGTGGAACAGCTACTTACCCCTTACCTTCTAATACTATTGATTTAGTAAGTCAGGTTATTAGAACTGGTTCTGCAGGTACACAAGAAGATATTAGTATATCTAGAATGGCTGTTCCTACATTTGCGTCTATACCCAGTAAAAATAGTTCAGGCCGTCCTAATCAAGTTTACATAGACAGGAAAGCATCTATACCTACTATTACCTTATGGCCTGTGCCAGATAATGATAGTTATACTTTTGTATATTGGAGATTGAAAAGAATGGAAGATGCGGGTAAGGGGGTTAATACTCAAGAAATACCTTTTAGATTTTTACCGTGTTTAGTAGCTGGTTTGTCTTATTATTTATCTTTAAAGATTCCAGGAGCTGGTGAAAGGACTCAGTTTTTAAAACAGGATTATGAAGAACAATGGATGTTAGCTTCTACTGAAGATAGAGAAAAAGCTACTCTACTTATAGCCCCACGACAACAGTTTGTATAGGAGTTAGTATGGGTCAAAAATTTGCTTCAAATAAATATAGTATAGCTATCTGTGATAGATGTGGGTTTGAATTTAAACTAAAGCAGCTTAAAAGTTTATTTATAAGAACAACGCAAACTAATATTAAAGTCTGCCCAGAGTGTTGGAACCCTGATCAACCTCAAAATTTACAAGGTATGTATCCTGTAGTTGATCCTCAGGCTGTTCAAAATCCTAGACCTGATACAAGTGTTTCTGTAAAAGGCGGTAAAAGTAGTAGAGGTATACAATGGGGGTGGAATCCTGTAGGCGGTTCAGCTGCGCCCGCGAATCAATTTACACCTAATGATTTAATATCAGAAGGTAAAGTAGGCAGTGTTACTATATCAATTACATAAACTAAGGAGATATTAAATGGAAAAATACGTTCAACCTCAAAAGACAAAAGTTCCTCATGTGGCTGGGTATCCAGAAAAAGATGTTAAAACTTCTGGTATTACAACCCGTGGTAATGGTGCTGCTACTAAAGGCACTAAAGCTAGAGGGCCAATGGCTTAAATATGACCTATACAGAATTAGTAGCTGCTATAAAATCATATACTGAGAATGATTATACGACTACAGATGTAAATACGTTTATTCAAAATGCTGAGCAACGTATATATAATTCTGTGCAAATACCAGATCTACGAAAAAATGTAACCGGTACTATTTCTATTAACAATAGATTTTTAGAGGTTCCTACTGATTGGTTAGCAACTTATAGTATATCGGTTATAGATTCTAATAATGAACACAACTATCTTTTAAATAAAGACGTTAATTTTATTAGAGAGTCTTTTCCGGATACCGATGCAGCTTTTAATGGAAAACCACAATACTATGCGATCTTTGACGACACATCATTTATATTGGGGCCAACGCCAGATATTGGCTACAGTGCTGAGTTACATTATTATTTTTACCCTACTACTATTGTTACTGCTGGTAATTCTTGGTTGGGGGATAATTTCGACACCGTTTTATTTTATGGGGCGTTGTTGGAAGCGGCTGCGTACTTAAAAGAAAATGATGAAATAACTAACCAGTATAAAGAAAGATATGCAGAATCTATGCAGGAGCTGAAAGGATTAGGAGAAGGTAAAAATATGCGTGATGCTTATCGTAGTGGACAAGCTAGGATTCCTGTTCCTCGTTCTCAACGGGCGTAAGTAAATGGCTATAGTCCAAACACAAACTACAAGTTTTAAAGTAGAACTACTTACCGGGATACATAATTTTGGTACTGGAGTAGTACGCGCTGCAACTACAGCAGATACATTTAAAATAGCTTTATATACTTCAGATGTCAGTTTAAATGCTACTACACTAACATATTCTACTTCTGATGAAGTTTCTGGTACTGGGTATACTGCCGGAGGTAATACGCTTACTATTTCGCATGTTCCTACATCAACTGATACCACAGCATTTTTAAGCTTTAGTACTACTTCATGGGCTAGCTCTACTATATCAGCTAGAGGTGCTTTAATTTATAACAGCACTCAAGGTGATAAATCAGTAGCTGTTTTAGATTTTGGCGATACTAAAACAACTAATGACCAAACATTATCTATAGAGTTCCCAACAGCTAACTCTTCAAGCGCTATCATAAGGATTGAATAATGACTGATTCTTCTTTAATTTCTGACCCCCCTCAAGTTAGTATAGATACTAAACGCCCTTTGGAAAAAGAATTATATAAACAGGTGTGGGATAAAAAGGAATATCGCATTATTTCTCCTGGGGAGAATATAGCCCACGAATTTTTAAATATAGCTAAACCTCGTTCCGGTTCTTCAGCAATAGACCTAGGATGTGGTACTGGTCGAGGCGGGTTGAATTTGGTAGTTTTTGGAGGGCTAGATGTAACGTTGGTAGATTTCGCTGATAATTGTTTAGATCAAGACATCATTCCTATGCTTGAAACTCAGAGTCACCTTTTAAGATTTAAAGAGTGTGATTTATCAGAACCACTTCCTATAAAAGCGGCTTATGGTTTTTGCACCGACGTAATGGAACATATTAGACCTCATCATGTGGATAAAGTTTTGGATAATTGTCTTAATGCTTGCCAGCATGTGTTTTTCCAAATATCTACTAAAGATGACGTTATGGGTGAGCTTGTTGGGCATAAATTACATTTGAGTGTTCACCCTTATAAATGGTGGCTTCAAAAATTTAATGATAGGCAATGTATTATTCATTGGTCGAATGAGTCTGATGGTTATTGTTGTTTTTATGTTACAGCGTGGGCTGATGGAGCTGATGTTGTAGATATAGGGATAATTAACACAGCAGAGGATGAAATAAAAGAAAACATAAAACATAATATAGGCTTAGGGTTTCAACAAGCTAAACCTCACCCTACAAATGATGTAGATGCAATGATCGTAGGGGGTGGGCCCAGTCTAGAAAAGCACATTGAAAAAATTAGACAGTTAAGAGCTGACGGTGTTAAACTCATCACTATCAATGGGGCCTATAAATGGTGTATTGATAAGGGTTTAAAGCCTTCTGCTATGGTTATGGTAGATGCTCGACCATTTAATGCACGATTTTGTAAACCGGTTATAGATGATTGTAAATATTTTATAGCTTCCCAATGTCACCCTACAGTATTTGAGGGGCTTCCTAAGGAAAGGACATATATATGGCATACTGGCGCAGAATTAGTTAATGATATACTAAACAAGCAGGATGAGAATTGGTGGCATATTCCAGGCGGATCAACAGTTTTGCTTAGAGCTATACCATTGTTTAGAATGTTGGGTTTTAAGAGGTTTCATTTATTTGGGTGTGATTCGTGTTTAGATAATGAAACTCACCATGCATATGAACAGAAAGAAAATGATGGTGATATAGTAATTCCTGTGAATGTGGATGGGGAAATATTTTACTGTAACCCTTGGATGGTTTCACAAGCCCAAGAGTTTATTGATTTAATTAAAGCTTTAGGTGAGGAAATTGAATTAGAGATATACGGAGGATTACTCCGTCATATTTTAGAAATCGGCGCTACACACGCTAATATTAAGGAGATTTAAGAAATGGCTGCAACAGCATGGCAACTTTATAACGAAGCTAAGAAATATATTGGGAACGGCACTATTACGCTAGGTGCGGGTGTATTTAAAATGGTTTTGGCTCAATCGGCTAGTAATGCGTCTACCTTAACTTTTAGTATTTATACTCAAATAAACAATGAAGTAGCCAACGCTGGCGGGTATATAACAGGCGGTAGAAATCTTGTCCCTGCTACTTCTCAATGGACAGTAGGTGCTTCGGCTAAACAAATGAAATTTACGCAAACTACTGCCGGTCTTACTTTTACGGCATCGGGAGCGAATTTAGTCAATATTAAATATGCGATTATACGTAATTCTGTAAGCGGTTCAGATGGTAAATTATTATGTTTTTGTAGATTATCAAGCTCTCAATTTACTGTAACAACACCTAATACTTTAACAATTATACCAGCCGCTACCGGCATATTTACTTTAACGTAAGAGACAAATATGGCGACCACAGGTTGGCAACGAGGAACTTGGGGTTCTGGTCCCTGGGGTAAGGGACCTGTAGTCACTGGCGTTATTGGCGCTGCAGTACTAGCAGGTGCAGCACCAACAGTACTTTCTGGGGATATTGCTGCTCCTATAGTAGGCGCTGCAGTATTAGCTGGTATAGCACCTACTATAACTAATAGGTTAGAGAGAGTACCAGATACACTTGCTGTAAGTATTGGTGGATTAGTACCAGACGTATATCCTAGAAAGATAACGACGTTAATAGGAACAGTAGCATTAAGTAGTACAGCTCCTATTGTAACAAATTTTGTTAGCAAATTAGTAACAGGGTCTGTTAATATGCAAGGGGTTGCGCCTATTATTAGTGATCCTAATTGGATAGTAATAGACACAATACAAGTACCGGATTGGAAAGAAATATAGAGGAAATATAATGGCGAGTTCATTTTCAACACTAAAATTTGAATTAATAGCAACTGGGGAACAATCTGGAAGCTGGGGAACTACTACTAACAATAACCTTTCAGTGGCTCTAACAGAAGCCATAGCTGGTACTGTAGATGTAGCTTTTTCTAGTGGTAATGTAACCTTAACTTTATCTGATACAGTTGCTGCTCAACAAGCTCGTAATTTAAGGCTTAATTTAACTGGGACTTCTGGTGGCGCTAGAGATTTAATAGTCCCTGCTATTGAAAAAAGCTACCTAATCAATAATGGCACTGCAGATATTATTACAGTTAAAAATCCTTCTACTTCAGGAGTTCCTGTAGCACCGGGTAAAACAACGTGGGTTTACAACGACGGCACAACTGTTCTAAATGCTGTTACTTATTTAACATCACTAACTTTCCCTGCAGCAACATCTTTAGCACTTACTGATGGTGGTACAGGAGCAGTTACAGCACTAGCGGCTAGAACAAATTTAGAAGTTGGTATAACTAAAGAAGGCACAGCTTTTGCTTCAGCTACTAGCCCCACAGTTCCGACAGACGGTAATTACTTTGATGTATCCGCAACTAATACAATCACATCGTTTACTGTTGCGGCTAATAGGCATTTCTTTTGTAACTTTCTAGCTGCTGCAACATTGGCTCATAATGATCCTAATTTAGAATTGCCTGGTGGGGCTAATATTACAGCCGCTGCGGGAGATGTAGCAGAATTTTTTAGTACTGCTACTGATGATGTCCAGTGTATTAATTATACAAAAGCTGATGGAACCGCAGTTGTAGCCAGTGCAGGTGGTGGTCCATCTGTAGGAACTAACGCAATTATTAGAACGAATGCTACAAATATGCAAGATACTCTTACATTGAGTGATCACTTAGTTACTTATACTGCTGTTCATGGTGATGAAACTTTAAGTGTAGGAACAGATCAGGATTTTGCCAATGGCGATACAGTTCAA